GCTTGTGACGCATACGACATGAACCCTGAGTCGCCTTATTATGGTGAGTTAAAATGTTTAAGACCTGAAGGTGCTTCTTTCGATGATTGGTATTTAGTGCAAGAAATATCAAAGTGTGGTAATATCTCGTTCAATCGGTTTATAAGAAGAGAAGAGGCATTAGAAAATGAATAATCTTAAAAAGTTAATTACTGAAAACGAGAAGTTGTTCGATGAGTTAGAGTTTTGGAAGTCAACAGCTTTAGAACTAGGTGCATCTGAAGACGCTTACGAAGAATGTTTACGAGACGTAGAGAGGATGTGCCATGAAATGGATTATGACGACACAGGGGAGATACACGGATGAGCATTAATAACGCAACACCTCAAGACTGGGATAGACTACGCAAGCAGCACCCGCCGGTAGAAGCCCCTAAGCGCACAATAGACGAGTCCTTGATGACGGTTTATCTTGACATGGCAGAAGCCGAAATGAATCCCTTTGACGACGACGAGGAACAAGATGTCGTCAACAACCCTGACCACTACAATACAGGTAACATAGAATGTATTGATGCAATAGAGGAGTCCATGTCCAGTGTTGCATTTAAAGGCTACCTCAAGGGCAACTGCATGAAGTACCTGTGGCGTTATGACTACAAAGGTAAGCAGGTAGAAGACCTACAGAAAGCTGGTTGGTACTTAGGTCGTCTAACACAAGTGGTGGTGTTTGAGAATGAGGAGACTGACTGATGGCGTTTAACAAAGCAACTTGGAAAATAGTTAGTGTGTCAAATTCGATACAAGAGTTAGCGTGGTTACTTGGAGATGATGTAGGTTACGAGGATGTTCTTAAATCTCTTCAGGTCTCTGGTCTTATTTCCCAAAAACTAGCACTTGACGTAGAAGACAATGACTTTTTTGTAAGGCTTAATTACGGTGATGAAGAGGACGATTACAACGAGGAAGAACACTTAGGTTGTCAGAACTTTCCTGTTTGCGATACGGAAGGTTGCGGAGGATAATGGATCAGTACCAACAGTTTATACACAAGAGCCGCTACGCACGTTGGCTACCTGAACAGAAGCGCAGAGAGACATGGGCAGAGACAGTCAACCGCTACGTAGACTTCTGGAAAGACCGTGGACAGATAGACGAGAAGACCAGTGCTAAGAAGTTGTTTAACGCTATACACAACATGGAAGTCATGCCTTCTATGCGCTGTATGATGACAGCAGGAGATGCACTGGCAAAGGATAACGTAGCTGGATTTAATTGTAGTTACTTAGCCATTGACTCACCACGTAGCTTTGACGAGCTGATGTACGTGCTGATGTGTGGTACAGGCGTAGGCTTCAGCGTAGAGCGTAACTTCATTACCAAGCTACCTGAGGTTGCAGAGACCTTCCACAAGACTGACAGTGTTATTGTTGTTAGTGACAGCAAGATAGGCTGGGCTCTGCATTCCGTGAGCTGATAGCTATGCTGTACGCTGGTAAGATACCTAAGTGGGACATGAGCCGCATACGACCAGCAGGAGCTAGACTCAAGACCTTTGGCGGTAGAGCGTCAGGGCCAGAGCCTCTTGATTGACCTGTTCAACTTCTGTGTAGAGATATTCCAGAAGGCAGCAGGACGCAAGCTAACGAGCATTGAGTGTCACGATGTAGTGTGTAAGATAGCTGACATTGTAGTGGTAGGTGGTGTGCGTAGATCAGCTCTAATCAGCCTCTCTAACCTGTCTGATCCACGTATGGCGAAGGCTAAGTCAGGTGACTGGTGGAGGCATGAAGGCCACCGTAGGCTTGCTAACAACAGCGTAGCGTACACTGAGAAGCCAGACTTTGAGTCCTTCTTAGGCGAGATGCAGAACATGTACGAGAGTAAGGCGGGTGAGCGTGGTATCTTCAGTCGTGTAGCAGCTCAGAAGATTGCAGCACGTAACGGTAGGCGTGACCCTGAGCAGGACTTTGGTACTAACCCATGCTCTGAGATTATCCTGCGTAGTAACCAGTTCTGTAACCTGTCAGAGATTGTAGTACGTCCTGATGATGACTACTAGACATTGAAGAAGAAGGCAGAGATGGCTGCTATCATTGGTACACTACAGGCTACCTTGACAGACTTCCGATACCTGCGTAACTGCTGGAAGAAGAACACTGAAGAGGAAGCACTACTAGGTGTCAGCATGACAGGCATCATGGATCACTACCTGCTGAGTAAGGGCTGCTCTAAGACTTGGTCTAAGTGGCTGGAGGAGATACGAGATGTTGCTGTAAGACTAATAAGAAGTGGGCTGAGAAACTTGGCATTAATCAGTCTGCGGCTATTACATGTGTTAAGCCTAGCGGTACTGTATCTCAGCTTGTCGATTCTGCTTCTGGTATCCATCCTCGCTTCTCTAAGCATTACATTCGCAGAGTACGTAGCGACAACAAAGACCCGCTTGCAGTCTTCATGCACAGTCAGGATTCCCAGTAGAGCAGGATGTGATGTCACCTACGTCTTCAGTCTTTAGCTTCCCTGTGAAGGCTCCAGAGTCCTCTGTGACCGTCAAGCAGGTAGGAGCTATGCAGCAGCTAGAACTTTGGAAAGCATACCAGAACCACTGGTGCGAACATAAACCAAGCATCACTGTTTATATACACTGATGACGAGTTCTTGCAAGTAGCACAGTGGATATGGGAGAACTTTGACTGTGTAGTGGGATTAGTTTGTTGCCATATAGTGACCATGTATATCAACAAGCTCCTTATGAGGACATCACGCTGAGAAGTATGATGAAGCTAGTAGCAGCTATGCCGCAGGGGGTGGATTGGGAATGACCTAGAGAAGTACGAGGAAGAGGATAACACGACAGGAAGTCAGGAGTTAGCGTGTGTAGGTGGTGCATGTGAGATAGTGTAGTAAAACTTAGGGGCCGCAATGGCCCCTTTTTTGCGAAAGGGACTGCTTTGTTTTTAGCAAGTTGTTTCTGCAAGTCCCATGCTGTTTTATAAAGATTCTTATATGTATCTATGGTGACGTTATCTGATTCTTGTAGTATGGCGTTAATATTTTTTTGGTCGGTAACTAAACTTTGCATACCGTTAACCATCGCCTTTAAAGCACCGGTAGGTATTACCTGTGGTGCTCCGTCTTCTGCCTCGTCCTTAAAGAACTTTTTTTCTGACTTAGAAACAGCAGAGGAAAGCTTGTCTCTCCAACCAGTATACGCGGCATCCCTAGCTGACTTAGCTTTTTGTGCTATGTTTTGAAGCTGTGGAGCAAGCTCTTCAGAAACTTCAATAGTGCTTCTAGGTACTCCTCCTAAGTTAGAGGCTCTAGCCACAAGACCAGTAGAGGAGTTTGCAATCTTTTCAGCTAACTTGTAACCTCCTGCTCCTATACCTCCTCCCAGTACGCCGCCAACTCCTATACCCAAAGCAGCCCCTTTAAAGCGAGATTCTAAGTCTTCACCAGCGCCAAGGCCTGCTAATCCGGCTTGTGTGGCCCCTGCCGCACCCGCTCTTAAAGCTGTTTGACCTGCCGTAGCGCCTCTGCCACCTACACCGAAAGCTAACTGCCCTGCTTTACCAAATAAACCACCCAGAGGCAAAGTAGCTACACCTCCTGTTACCTGTCCTCCTAAATAAGAACCTCCTTGTTGTTCTTTATAAGCAGACAATAAAGCATCTTCTTTTTTCTTTTCAGTTTCGTATAAGTCACTGAAGCTTTGTCCGCTAGGATTATCCATAAGATAAGAAGAGGCGGCACTAGCGCCTGCTTTAACTTCATCAGCAAATTCAAAAGTAGCTCCCTGTAACATTCCACGTCTAAAGGCTTGACCACCGGTTACTTGCTCAGGAGAATCTGAAAGCTCTATCAGCTTAGTAGCTTTTATGTTATATTCTTCAGTGCCTTTTTTAGAAGAGTTAGCCCGTAACCAGTTTTTAAGCTCAACTGGGGAAACTTCTTCTTCACTTTTTATTTCCTTACCGGCGTCATGCAAGTTTAAAAACAACTTTCCTTTTTGGTTGTACTCGTCACTACCTTTTAAAGCAGCGTTAGATAGCAGCCAGCCTCTGACGTCTTCTAAAGTTTCTTGTTCTACTAATGACATTTTAAAGTCCTCTAGGGTTGACGACGCGCTCGTCTTGTAGTGTCAGTGCCAGTTTCTTCTTCTTCTTCTAACAGCTCAGCTAACCGTCGTTCATCATAAGTCGGAGAGCTTTCGTTTTCAGAAGCTTTTTTTAATCTCTCTTTTAAAGACTCAGGCAGTACAGAATAGTTAGTGTAAAATTCCACCAGTTTAGCTTCTAAGTCTAAAGGAGGTATTCCTCCATTGGCTTTAATAAGCCTATTCTGTTCTTTTAAAACGTCCTTTTTAAAGTTATACTGAGCGTCGTATACTTCCAACAACAGTTTATTACCCTCTACTGACTTTGTAAGCGTGGGTACAGTAGATATTAAGAAATCCAAATCTCTATTTGACGTAGCCCCTGGCAAACCCATGTCTGAAGCAGGGTTTCTAACCAACAAAGCTAACTGGCTTCCAAGAGCGTCAAAAACTTCAGCTTCCTTTAAACCCTCGATGTCGGTATCAGGGAAAAAAGATTGAGCTAAAGATTTTGCCTTTTTACTCACGTTTGCCAAAGCTCCTGTTTTTAAACCTGAGTCAAGCAGTTCACGCATAGTGTCTGTTTTACCTTTTAAACTGGAGGCTGACGAAAAAGATTCAGACCTTTTTTTCATAGCTGCACGTATATCGCCCATTTGACCTACTTTATAAGCGCTAGCTACAGCGTCTATTTCTTTTAACAGCGAATAATCTTTCTGACCTGTTTGTTGATATGCCTTATTGTAAGCTTGTATACTTTCTGCTGTATAAAACTGAGGGTTAATTTGGCCTATCCCTTCGTCTCTAGCAGAAGCCATTGACTGTCTTAAAGCTGCTGCTTTTTCTGGGGCATATCTGTTAACGACTTTTAAAAGCTCTGTGTTGTATGTTGGGCTTGACGTGTCTAAAGAACCTATCTCTCCTCTAAATTTTTCTTCGGTAGTTCTAGTATCAGCACCGAATAAACCACCCATGCCTTGACGAAGACCTTGAGCTGCCTGTGCGCCCATAGCTAACTGACGCTGAGACATAGACTGTCCTGCCATAGGGTCAATAGGAGCTTGGGTAATGCCTGTGAGCAAACCTGCTAAATCTGTTTGTGCCATTGTCTTGTTCTCCTATTAGTGCGTAGATCGCTCGTAGTCGTCTGGAGTTAGTAGCGGTTTCTTTAAATACTCAGCATGTTATTGCTCTGCGTTTGCATGTACAAACACTTCAAGCCCTCGACTACTGTTGATCACCACCACCAAAGAAGTCCATAAGAGTACCAAACAAACCACCGCTAAAGTCACCTGTCGAAGGGTCTCTTGAACCAGTAACGCCACCTAAGATAGCTTGTAGCTGCTGTTGCTGAAGCAGGTTAGCCATCTGCTCACCCTGCATAAGACCCTCAAGACCTGCTGTAGAGGCTTGTGCCTGTAGTTCAGCACCTGATAGCTGTCCTCTAGATGCTAACTGTGCTGGTATAGAAGAAGCACCGAACAACCCTAAAGCTTGCTGTTGTGGATTATAACCAGCAGCTTGTAAGCCTTGACCTAACTGTAGGTTTCTAAGCTGCTCCTGACCTACCTGCTGTCTAGCAGCCTAGCTGTGCGTTAAGCATTGCTTCCTGTCTAGCTTTCTCATAAGCAAACTGCTCACCTGTGCCACCGTACTGTGCTTGTTGTAGACCTGCACGACCACTGGTAAACAAACCTTCCTGCATACGCATTCTAGCGCGTTCTTCTTCAGGAAGCTGTGCTGCTCTAATCTGGTTGTATAGGTCAGTAGTGGCTTGCTCTGTGCCTACTCCTAGACCACCTAACAGACCTTGTGCGCTCTCTAGGTACTGGTTCTGTCTAGCCTGCTCTTCCGGAGACAGGGTGACACCTAGGCCCCCTTCAGGTGTAGTTGTGGCTGTAGCTAAGTTACTGGTGACAGTGTAAGGTTTAAACTCAGATGCTTCAGCGGCTGTTTGACCTATCTCACCACCAACAGCTAATCCTGCCTGTCCTGCTGCTTTAGCACCTTCAATACCTTCTTGTCCAGCGTAGTAACTACCTGCTGTACTGACTAAGTCTCTACCTAAGTCCATTAAAGACATTCTTAAATTCCTCTAATAATAAATAATTTAGTGTTCGTTAAAACAAGTCGTTCCAAGCAGTGCCGTTGTGACAACGTAACTTGTTGGAAGTAGAATCGTAGTAAACGTCACCGGCAACACCTGAAGAAGGCTCAGCAGACGGTACTATGTTTAGCAATGAAGTTATTTTAACACCGTCATAAGTTAAACGAAGCTTCTCTAAAAACGCCCCTCCGGTGCCTCCTCTTTTAATAGAGAAAGCCATATCAGAACCGTAAGCACCACTCCCCCAATCACCTGAAGTAACCTGTTGAATGTGTCCAGCTAAGATATTACCGTTGTCATCAGCACCTCTAAACTCTATAGTACCAATAGATTGACCTGAAACTATGGTAGTATCGGTATTCTTAATTGTTACTGTAGGGTTTAAAGTGCTCGACGTAGAGATATCACCAGTAAAAGCTGCCCCTGTAATATCAGCTTTAGTAGCAAGAGCTGTAGTATCTGCTTTAGTAGTGATAGCTGTAGCGATGTTGTTGAACTCAGTATCAAACTCTGAACCTACTACTTTCTTAGCGGCATTGCCTGATGGAAGGTTATCCTTTGCTGTGAAGTCTGTAGTTTTTGTATAGTTAGACATTAAATAATTCTCCCAAGTAGAGCGTGTATGTCAATTGTTTGTATAGAAAAAGGTTGTGTGTTTATTGTTGTTTCAATACCTACACTGACTGAAACACCGGAACCACTTGTGTTGGTTGTAGCTTTATTCACTCTGACACCACCTGAGTATTCTGCTAAGGTGTTGTATTCGCTGACGTTAAACTGTGCAGTATTCGCAGCGCCAAAGGTGATTGGTTGCTTGTTGTAGGTTCCTGAGTAGTCGTAACCCCAGTTTAAATCAAAGGATGAACCGGAGCCGCCGATAACTGTTACGTTAAACTTCTTTAAGAACTTAAGGTTTGTAGTGTTGCCCCAGTCAAGAGGATTACTAAAGTAACTCATCTTGTAAGTAGCTGCACCGTCTAGGTAGCTACCATACGAAACAAGACCACTCTCTACTCCTATGTAAAAACCATCAGCAGCTATGTTACCAAAGCTAACAGGATTCATACTTGACCAAGTTGTTGCTCTAAACGCACCGTCCTCAAGAGGAGCCCTTACGTCAAAGCAATATGTAGTTCCTGACGTAGGGAACGTGAGCAAGTAGAAAGCATCGAAGGCACTATAGAAAGAATGTATAGGTAGTGTCTCTGCTTTTGTCAAGTTAATTAAATCTGTACGTACATTACCACTAACATCACGTAAAGGTAAAGACTTCTCCTGTACCAGTCTACCTAAGCTCATCACGCCTCTATCCGACAGGAACAGGATGTCGTTACCTGTTGCTTGTACAGAGTCGCGCTCAATACACCCTACACCTTCAATAGTATCATGCAGCTTAAAGGCACCAGTAGTAGATACAATGTCAGCACCAGTATAGATAATAACAGAGTGGCGACCAAAGATAAGGAGAAAACCGTTATGCTCAGTCAACGCTACAATCTCATCGTAACCTGTGGGCCATACTAGTGTTAGGTCTAAGGAGCCTGAGCTACCGCCTTGCCAGTGGTTGCCGTTAAGCAGGTCAGACCAATAGACAGTATAGTTGTTACCTACTACATCAGCAATCCAGAGACGACCAAACGCAGCCAGAACTTCATTAGCAGCCGGTGAGCTATGACCACCGTTAGTTACGTTTATAAGTGTAGTGCTTCCTGCTACGCTACGCAGAGGCTCATGGCCTGACTGGTAGAAGTAAACATCGTTGTTGAATGACACTATCTTCCAGTTGTTGGCTGAGATGGTGTAACCAGCAGGTAAGGTAACCTCTGTTAGTGTGGTAGTTCCCGTGAATATCTTGTTGTTACCAGCAGAGAATACTACCTTAACACCGGCAAAGCTTGTGTACTCAAACACAGCCTCAAGGCCACGACTGCTCCCTAAGACTGTTGCTCCGTTAGTAGATACCGCTGTGTAACCTTGTCTAGCTCCGATACGACCTTGCTTATCAATCACACAGTTATCAGCAACGTCAGCAAAGTTAGGCGACATACCGATAGGAGAACCTTCTGTGTTTAAACCAAAGAAAGCAGGTGCAGATACAGCTAGATTCTGTATGCGTTGAGCCATTAGACATCCACCCACGTAGTTGCGGAAGGGAAGGCCGCTGCGTCATAAGCAACAGCGTCTGACAGTGTAGACTTAGCTATGCCGAAGAGTGTAGCTGGTGTAGTTCCACCTGTCTCACCACGTTCCTCTACAGCCATAGCGTGTGCAAACTGGACGACAGGTAAGCTAGGTACGCTAAGTGTCGAAGAGTCTGTCAACACATCGTCACCACGGTTATCCCAACGGACGTTTAAGTAAAAAGTTTTAGTCCCTTCTGTCGGAGGCCAGAAGTATACTTTTTGACTATCAGTTGTAAAGTCAAACTGAGTAGCGTAGAACTCTGGCTGTGGGCCGTAATTAGTTACTAAAAGATTATCTACTAACAAGTCTCTATAATCAGTATACTCTAACCTTTTTAAATCAGTCTTAGTGTCTATGTTCCTAACACTACGCACCTGTGTGTTTACCGTTGAATTAGGTATTGCAAGGTCAGTTAGAGATGTACCAACAGTAAGGTTCTGTTGTATGTTACCTGACCAGCTCCACGCATTCTCTACTAAACTTTTAGCGTCACTAACAAACTCACCAATAAGTTTTGAGTAGACAGTTTCATCCACTGAGCCCACCTCTGGTTCTCTTAACCTACGTAATACTTTGTTTACTGCTTCTAAGTAAGTCATAATTAAAATGTATTCCTCTCGTCAAAAGAACTAGCAAACGGGTCATCGTACAGCCCCACTACTTCCTGTTGTTGTGCTTGTGGTGTACGTAGTAATTGTTCCACTGGGCTGACACCTATCTTAGTTTTTAACTTAAACAGGTCTTCTTTAAATATATCGTCGGTAGTACGTGTAGGGGATGGCGTAGAACCTCCTGTAAGCATCCCTAAGCTAATGTTAGGCAAGTCTATACCTAGGCTACCAAAACTAGGTAAAGTGTCTCTAACGGCTGTATCGGCAGCGGAAAGGACATCGCCTACTGGCTTAGTGATTGGTTGGAGGACTGACTCATCAAAACCTTGTAGTTCTTCTCTGATTGTTTGATTAGCTTCAGATAGAAACTCTTTTGTTGGTTCAGTTACTGTTTTAAGTGCATCAGCAATAGGGTCAAGTATATCGCCTATTGGTTTGACAGCATCTTTAACAATGCTCTCTAAAGGCTTAAGGCCACCCTCTTTGATAAACTCGATACCGCCTGCCTTAAGAGCATCATCAAAGTCAGAACCACCAGCTAGTTTCTCTACAGTCTTAACTAACCCAGCTTCAAAGTCTTCAGGCAGTCCTGTTTCCGGTAGCTCAATAGAAGGTACCTTACTCATAACACTGTCAATGACTTGAGGAGCAAAGACCTGAACAACACCACCTTCTAAGTTATCGGCTGCTGCTGCTTTCATCAGTGTTTCTGTTTCTTTATAAGTAGTGCCTAACAAGCCAACGCCTTGTGTATCTACTGGCCCTACGCCTCCAGCGGCTGCTCCTGTAGGAGCTTTGATAGTACCTGCGTACTCAAGACCAGCCAAACTAGCACCTACTATTTCCATAGGTGTAATCTTTTCACCGGCAGCTACCTTTAAAGCCGTAGTCATTAGAGCTACTTGTGGTACAAACATACCTACAACATTAAGTAATGGACTATCAAACACATTGTCTGGCCCAACGTGAACTGTGCTGTATGTACCTACTGGGCCTTGAGCTTCGTAGCTACCTGCTTTATAGTCAAAGTCTTCATCTGCTCTATAAACATCAGCACCTAAACCAGTCGTTAAATAACGTGTCTGACCATCTACTTCTTTAGACAAAGGTATGTTGTTTTTAGTCAGGTAATCAATAGTAGAATCTAAAGCAGCCCTTTTGCTGACACTTCCGGAAGAAGGGCTAAACCCTGCTCTAACGAACTCAGAGGGGTCGTAGTTGAGACGATTAAACTCTTTGTCAGTAACTGCACGCTGTTCTTCAAGACTGCCTAGATAAGCAGGCAAAGCAGCCAGAGCTTCTTCAGGAGACTCATACTGCTGACCTACTCCGTAGTCTTGTCTAACCACCCCTTGATACGCTTTAGGCGCAGAAGTAACACCGGAGGCTTTACGAGCATCTACAACAGCTTGGTCTTCAGGTGACAGCTCAGAATACTTAAGAGCGCCTCCGTATTCGTTTGTAGCTATTTGTCTGTTTAAGTCAATACTGGGCTGCTCAAGGGCAAAGATGTCTCCCTCTTGTGTATCGAAAGGACTTGCTAATGGGTCTAGTGCCATGTTACTTCCTCATGTCCATTATTTTACTAGCACCACGAATACCGAAGCTAGAACTTATAGCAATAAACAACAAGTATTGATACCACTCAGGTAGTTTCTCTAGTGCTTCAAAGCCTGTAGCTACCCTAGCAATGACAGTGACATCATTAGCAGCAATAGCGTAACCAACCATGAACACGGGTATCGCTAACACAATAGTCCAGAACTCATCTTTCCACGAGTCCTTAGAGGCATCAGCCATCTTAGACTCCCAATCAGCATCGTTCTGTATAACTGACATCTTAGCTTGATGCTTAGCTTGCTTCTCTTCTGCTTTGTTAGATAGATAACCTTTAGCTAAGTTAGCGATTGGCCCTACTAAAGTAGTTAGTATACTCATGTATTATACACCATTTAGTCTTTGTTGTCAAGCTGTTTTTTTGTTCCTTTAACTATACTTTGTACAGTATCTGATTCATATATACGAATACCTAGCCAGACAATAGTCAGTATAGATGCTGTCGGTGGTAACCAAGCAGCCATCGAAAGGACAGCAGTGGATGCAGCAGCTACGTCTAACATCTCTTTTGTATCTTCTACCATGACAATCCCTTGCTATTTGTTTAGTGAGTAAATGATGGCGTATATGATAACAGGTATAACTGCTACGGATAAGCCAATAATAGTAACGAATTGTTTAATCATCTTTAGCGTGTTGTTTCGTTTCAACAAAGCTATTCGAGCTTCACGCTCTCGTTCTTGCTTACGCTCTGACTGGAACTTTAAGAAGTCAGAGTACATGTCAGGTCGACCAGCATAAATCATATGCTCCTTCAGCCACTCTTCCTGCTCTTTAATCTTCTCTAGTGCCATGAAAGCATCCAAGTCACTCTTGCCCTTGGACGCTACACGTTTGGCTATTACACTCTTGTTATCAAAGTACTTCTTAGCTGAGTCACCACAATCGTACAGTTCTTTACCGTTGCTGATTGCTGTCTTGATTACAGAGAATGCGGCATTGCAAGCTGCCAGCTCTGCTAACATGGTTACTCAGGCTCGTCTTCAATGACAACCTTAGCCATGTCTTGAGCTTCAATCACACTGTCAAAGCTAGAGTCCAAAGCTAACGTGATGACACAGAGCGCTGTTAACCAGGGCAGTCAGTTCGGTGCTATAGAAGCTACCAGCACTGGCCCAGAAGCTATCAGAACCCTTCACAAGCTCAACGCCAAAGAAGTTATCACCGTGTGTAGAGGTGCTCTCTTCGTTAGTGTAGAGGGCTGATATGAGGTCTTGAGCAGCCTGCTTGTTACTGTCTGATACTATTACGATACTATGCGTATTCATCTTCTACCTCTTGGACTGGTCGTGACCTGCAAACACACGCGCTGGGGTGCTTGGTTCTTCTAGTTCATAGCTTACTAACGCTTCAGGTAAGTCACCCAAGTAGTTAACGTGCCACCCTTCAATAGCTTCCATTACAGGATACTCATTGCCTTCCTCATCTGTCTCAGTCTCTTCAGTTGCTCTGTAGATAAGACCTACGATGTCGAAGGTGTACTCATGGTTACCAGACAAGAAGTTATCTTCATCATCATAATAATCTGACAACGCTATGCTCATCTGTTCTTCGCTTTCAAACTTTAAATAATGTGTCATACGGTTAGTGCCTGTAGTTGTGCGTTTGATAATCGTAATGGGTAGTACTGTACTGATTTAATGTGGCCGTTATAGCATTACCTGTTTCAAATTAACATCGTGCTTAATGAATTAAATTGAGTCTACGGTGTTTACGTTCACGGAAGTCATACACGTTAGTTGTAGTGCCGTTGTAACTGAGCGGCAGCATTTGTACCACCCACAAACCCTAAACTTTTTAAGTCAGAGTTAACAGTGACATTTGCTGCGCCACTTATAACATTACCGTTATTGTGTAACCTTGTATTTCGCCGCTGCTTGCGCAAGTCAAGCTCTACCATTTGAGCAGTCCGCTTGGTTCAGCTTCAAATACACACGCTAGTTCGCTAATTAACCTAGTCGCATAATGACCTCAACAACAACAGTACCTTGGTCTTGGTTATACCCAAACTCACTCACGGCAAGAGTGGCTACGTCAGCAGTCCTTGTTACTGTGCTACCGCTGGTAGGTATGTAGCTAGTGGGGAAGGAGCCTTGTTCAAGCTGTGCGCCCCAAGCATATACAGTGTGACTAGCGTCATTAGCCTCACCAGTAATAACGTAATTAGCAATAGCGCCTGTAACAACAATATGACAACGATACCAACCATTACCTGCGTCTACTACATCGTAACTGTCTAGTGAGCTACCAGTGCTAAAAGGAACCGAACCATCTGTAAGGTCTACTATAATCCTATTAGATGCAGGAACATCTATACGAACTTGTGCCGTAGTGCCTGCGTTTGCTTTTAGGTAAACAGAAAAAGCCCTTGTGCTTGAGCCTATATTAAGAGCTTTATAAACCACGCCAACCATTTCGTCTGCTGTTTGCGTGCCGTCTGGGGCTATTGTTTGGTTTGCAACTACTACGCCGCCTGATGTTTTTGACCAAGTAGTTAAGTCTTCACTATAAGTAACAAGATTAGTCCTAGCCTCTTCCACCAGTAACCCTAAGCAGTTACCACTTGCATCGTACTCAATGCGAGCTTGATTAATAGCTGCAGACTTCAGTAAA